CCCCAATCAACATGGTTTCTTCACCCAATGGGAGGAGAATGATGAGGATCGCGCTAGATGGTTGGACAAATTCGATATTCACAAACGCAAACGCATGGAACAAGGTTGGCTCGACGCAGTCGGGCAAACGGCGGCACAACTCGGCAAGAAAGATCTAAGCGTCAAGCTTGAAGTACTGCTGAAACGTGACGACCCCAACTGGGCACCTAGGATCATCTACGCTGGCAGTGACGCCTTCAATGCTGTCACCGGTCCCGCTATGATGGTCGTCATGGAACGCCTGGTTGAACTCTTCTCCCGCGAAAAGGTTGGATCAGTCAAAGTGAAAGCTTGCTACAAGACTGACGACGCCGACATTGTGAACTTTCTCGATGACCATGATACCCCACACACTTATGAGGGTGACTTTTCTTCCAACGACAGAGAACAACGCAAACGTGTATCTCTGCTCTTCGACAAAATGATGGACGTTCTTAAGATGTCTGCCACCATACGCGAGCTCCTCATCGCTATGGATGTTTTCAAAGTTGTGAATTACGCCTATGGCCTCGTATCCAAATTGGCTCATCAACTACCTACCGGCACTACCGCCACCACGCCCCGAAACACCGTGTACAACGTGATAATGTTTGCAGTCGCTTGCGCGCGTCAGCAAATACCATTCGCACGTGCCGCTGTCTTGGGCGACGATATCCTCGCAAGATGTTCTCGTCGATTTAGCGTGGTTGAGTGGAAGAAAGTGGTGGACAAGTTTAAGATGAAGCTGAAAGGTGTCGAGGTTGACGAATGGATCGGACAAGCAACGCTCCTATCCCGTCGCATCATAATCTCTGGTGAGAAGAAACACCTCATTCCAAAGCTAGGTAAAGCTGTCGCGCGTTTCAACGCCCGCGCCAGCCTCAACATGGCGATTTCCGACTCGCAATACATGGCGGGTAAATCGCTCAGCTACTGGTTTGAGTTCAGGTTCATGCCATCCATCGCTTCCCATTTCAAACGCCGTTTCGAGGCCGAAGACAGTTCCAACCTGGCTCTCGAAGACGTTTCATGGATGACGAAAACGTCCGGTTTAACCATACAAGAAATGGTATTCCACGCAAACACCCCAAAGGACGTTTTCAACGAAGATGAAGAACTCGACTGGCTGATGGCCACTTACGGCATCGGTCTCACTGACCTGCATGAGATACTCGAACGCACCATCAATAACAAGTGCATCGATTTCATTGAAAGCGACATCGTCCGCGATTTATCGATCGACTGGTGACCCCCCAGCAACAACTTCTAACGTGGACTTCGGTTCAGCGGCTTCGGTCGACATACAAAAACAAAT